GCATTGATTAAAAAACAATGGGGTTCTAATCTGAAAAAATTTGCTGGTATACAGATGCCCGGCGGTGTAACACTAAACGGTCAACTAATATTTGATGAATCTGTTGCTGAAATTAAAGAGTTAGAAGAAGAGATGTATAATCTTAATGCGTTACCTACAGAAATTATGATGGGTTAATCGTGATAAAAATTTATAAAATTTATAAATGTACCAATGAAATTAATGGTAAAACCTATATTGGTTTTACTCATAAAAGTTTAACAAAAAGAATAATTGAACACAAATCTTCTGCAAAAAATGGAAGCGATTATCTTTTACATAAAGCTATTAGAAAATATGGTATAGATTCTTTTAAATGGGAATCTTTATATGAATCTTTTGATAAAGAATTTATTTTATTTACAATGGAAAACTATTTTATAATAGAAAATAATTCTTACTTTGAAACTGGATTTGGATACAATATGACATTTGGTGGTCAAGGTGGAATGTTAGGTAAAAAACATACAGAACAAACAAAAGATAAATTAAAATTAGCTAGAAACAAAAGAATTGTTGAACCTATGTTAGGTAAAACACACAAAGAATCATCAAAAGAAAAAATGAGTTTGGCTAAATTAGGCAAAAAGAAAGATGATTCTTATAAAGAGATGTGTTCTGAAAGAAATTTAAAACGATATTCTGATCCAGAAAAAAGAAAAATTCTTTCTGATGCTGTAAAATTATCGTGGCAAAAAAGAAAACAACAATCAATAGGAGTTGAAAATTAGTACCAACTTCTATTTTAATAACTTTCCAGTAAATCAAATCACCAGCGAGCAATTGCTGGTGGAAGACCTTGTTATTGAGGCAATGAAAATCTATGGCATGGACATTTACTATATGCCGAGAAGCACTGGTGACCAGGTTGATATGCTGTATGGTGAAGATACACTAAAACAATACACAGCAGCCTATCCACTTGAGATGTACCTTGAAGATGTTACAGGCATGGAAGGTGAAGGAGATTTCATGTCTAAGTTTGGTCTTGAGATTCGTGATGAGTTAACCTTTCTTGTATCTCGCCGTAGATTTGCCTTTACAGTAAATCAAGGCCGACCAAATGAAGGTGATTTGATTTATGTTCCAATGTTACAGAATTTCTTTGAGATTAGCTTTGTAGAACACGAAAACAATCAGGCAATGTATTACACACTAGGCCGTGGTCGTGGCGGTAATGTCTATGTGTATGCATTGAAATTGAAACAATGGGTATTCTCTAATGAACTTGTTCTTACTGGTAATGCAGAGATTGACGGTCAAATTAAAGACGCATACCCAAGAACACAGATATCACTAAGAGCAGGCGGTTCTGGAACTTATGTGCCTGATGAGATAGTATATCAAGGCGCAAATGTGGCAACTGCAACTGCAACAGCAACTGTTCACAATTATGTTACTGGTTCCCAGTTGTATGTTTACCGTGTTACAGGTACTTTTGCAGCCAATACAATTATAACTGGTAATACAAGTAATGCAATTTGGAATGTATCTACAACTTCCGATACTGCCACGATGGATAATTCATTTGAAGATGTTGTTGACAATAATAGAATAGAAGGTGAAGCAGATGATGTTATTGACTTCTCAGAACGCAACCCATTTGGTGAAGTTTAATGTTACATAACGCACACTTCTATAATAGAACTATCCGCAAAATTGTTGTTGGATTTGGTTCTATGTTTAATGACATTGTGTTAACTCGTTACTCAAAAGACGGGTTGACAGCACACGAAACAACAAAGGTACCATTAAACTATGGACCTAAAGAAAAGTATTTGGTTCGTATCAATAGTGATCCAACTCTGACAAAATCAATTGCAACTACTTTACCTAGAATGAGTTTCAATCTAGAAGGTATTTCATATGATACAGGTAGGAAACAACAGACAACATTACAGAATTTTGGTTTCAGTTCTGGTAGTTTGAGAACACAATATGTACCAATTCCATACAACTTTGATTTCAGTCTATCAATCTATGTTCGTAACACAGAAGACGGTACACAGATACTAGAACAGATACTGCCTTACTTTACACCAGATTTTACTGTTACCATAGACTTCATCAAAGAGATGGATCAGGTCTATGATATGCCTGTTCTTTTGAATTCAGTAACACCCGAGGTTGACTATGAAGGTGAACTGTATAACACAAGAACAATTATTTGGAATCTTACCTTCACCGCAAAGGCCTATATCTGGCCACCAGTTATCAATCCATCAGGCGGCAAACTTATTCTTCAGGCAAACAGTAACATATATACTGATTCGACCAACTTAGATGCACAGAAGGTCTATGTAAACTTTGCAACAGGAACAGGTGTCTATACGACAGGTGAAGATGTTTTTGTTGACGCAAGAGGTGTTACTGGCAAGGTTCTGTATTTCAGCAACACCTCGACTGGTGTTCTTGTTCTAACCGATTTAAACAAGAGAGTAGAAGTAAACGATTTAGTTACAGGTGTTTATTCAAACGCAACATTTAAGATTGCAACAGTAGATAACTCACCAACAAAGGCGGTTGCAATTGTTGTGACACCTAAACCATCAACCGCCAACGGAAATGGTCCGTATGGATTTGAAGAAACATTTACAGACTGGCCTAACACATTAATATGAGCAAGACAGATAAAAAGTTATCAGAAATCTTTGACCTGGATCCAATATCAACAACAATCGAAACTGTTCAAACTGCCGAATTGGTTACCGTTGAAGATGATGTTGTAGATTCCGATACTGATTATGCCCGTAAGAATATCAGAAACTTGATTGATAAAGGTAATGTTGCAGTAGATAACCTTCTGCAAGTTTCAAAAGAATCAGAACACCCTAGAGCTTATGAGGTTGTTGCAGGATTGATGAAGACAATGGCAGACTTAAACAAAGATTTACTAGAACTACAGAAACGAAGAAAAGATTTAAAGCCTCAATTAGAAAATACTGGTGGTAACATCACAGTAGAGAAAGCAGTTTTTGTTGGTTCAACAGCAGATTTACTTAAACAAATTAGAGATAATAAATAGGTCACTATGGAAACATTAATTCAACAACTCAAAGTTATTCTTGCAACCAATTTTGCCTTGTATTTAAAGGCACACAACTATCATTGGAACATTGAAGGTACTAGTTTTCCACAGTACCATTCATTCCTTGATTCGTTCTATAATCAAGTTTGGGAACAGACTGATGATATCGCAGAGCACATTAGACAGTTAGATTCTTATGTGCCAGGTTCATTTACAAGGTTCCTTGAACTTGCTGATATTGAAGATGCAACTACTGTGCCTTCTGCATTGGCTATGTTGTTAGAAATTAAGAATGATAATGACCGTTTAATTGTGCATCTTCGTGCCGGTATTGTTGCTGCTGACCAAGCAGGTGAACCCGCTGTATCTAATTTCTTACAAGATGTATTAGGTAGACAACAAAAATCTGCATGGATGTTGCGTAGCATTCTAAAGTGATGCTATGAGTGATACGGGATACATGGGCAACAGTTCCTTAAAAAGAACTGAAGTCCAGATTTCATATACTCAAGAACAGGTATTAGAACTTGCCAAATGTGCAAGTGACCCAGTATACTTTGTTGATAACTATTGTTACATCGTAACACTAGACCATGGTCTGCAACCGTTTAAACTATACGATTGCCAGAAAGAAAAATTATCCATAATGCACAATAACCGAAAGGTTATCATTATGGAAGGCCGTCAGCAAGGCAAGACTTCTACTTCAGCGGCATACATCCTTTGGTACACACTCTTCCAAGAATCTAAAACGGTTGCCATTTTGGCTAACAAGGCATCAACAGCCCGAGAAATTATATCTCGTTACCAGTTGATGTATGAAAACTTGCCTGTATGGATGCAACAAGGTGTTAAGACATGGAACAAAGGTGACGTTGAATTAGAAAACGGTTCTATTGTCTTTACTGCTGCGACAACTGCACAAGGTATTCGTGGTAAATCGGTTAACCTTCTGTATATTGACGAAGCCGCAATCATACCAAACACCGTTGCTGAAGCATTCTTTACTGCGGTTTACCCTGTTATCTCTGCTGGTCAAACAACCAAGATTCTGATTACATCGACACCTCTAGGGTATAACCACTTCTGGAAATTCTGGAACGATGCTATGAACAAGAACAACGACTTTATACCGTTGTTTATTCCATACAATAAGATTCCAGGTCGAGATGAGAAATGGGCACTTGAACAGAAACGCCAACTTGGTGAATTGAAATATAACCAAGAGGTTCTATGTAAGTTCCTTGGTTCTTCGTTGACATTAATTGACTCAGCAACGATTGAGTATATGTCTACCTGCCCGATGGTCTATTCTAAAGACGGGTTGGACTTGTATGAGTACCCAATTAAGGCTGAGAGAGATGATGAAGAAAAACTGGTCAAGAAACCTCATGCATATGTTATTGTTGCAGACACCGCACAAGGCGTTGGTGGCGACTACTCTGCATTTGTAATCGTAGATATTACTGATGTACCATACAAACTGGTAGGTAAATTTAGAGACAACAAGATTGCACCGATGCTCTATCCAACCGTCATACATAAGGTAGCGAAAGACTTCAACAATGCATATGTTCTACTTGAGGTCAATACCAGTGAACAGGTTGCATACATTTTGCAGTCTGAACTAGAGTATGAAAACATTCTTTATGTTACAAAAACAGGTAAAGGCCAGCGTGTAACTGGTGGTTTTGGTGGTGCCGGTAGAACAAGTTTTGGTGTTGTGACAGACAAGAGAGTAAAACGAATTGGTTGTTTCACCTTTAAATCTCTGGTAGAAGAGAAGAAACTACTGATTCAAGATGCAGATGTAATTTCAGAGTTATCAACTTTTATTGAACACCGTGGTTCTTATGAGGCAGATGATGGTTACCACGATGATTTAGTTATGCCTCTAGTTTTGTTTAGTTGGTTGACAACTAACCCGTATTTTAAAGATTTAAACGATATCAATGTTCGTGAAGCAATGTACCAAGAACGAATTAAACAGATTGAAGAAGATGTTATTCCTTTCGGCTTCATGTCTGACGGATTAGAAGATGAATATGAAGTAGATGGCGGAGACGCCTGGACAAAAGAAGAACCTAAACAAATACCACCAGGTTACCTATCTTCAAATCTGTAAAAAACTAAATAGTGTATAAAGAAAAAATTGACCCATAACTAAGGAGAAATCCATGGCATTTCAGCTATCACCTGGGGTAAATGTATCAGAAATCGACCTGACTACAATCGTCCCTTCAACCG